ATTGAATTTGATGATAAATTAAAGAATTAACAATTTGTGGCTACATTAAGGATGAATTAAGCTTAATTGAGGTTATCAAATTAGATTTACAGTGACTACATGGATATTGTCGATTAATTATTGAATGCTGGCTAGAATGTAATGATAAATAATAAAAATAAATTCATTTTATTTAAACCATATCAAAGCAAAAGTGTGATGTGCTTGAAACTTTCAATTAAAAAATAAAGTCAACATTGTGAAAGTTTTAGACCAAAATACTTTTTAACATAAAATTATAAAATTAAAAATATAAAAATTATAAATTCAACTTAATTATTACAAATTCCGCACTTTAAGACTGGTGATGAGATGTCTTTACACACTGACTTGTTATGGTGGAATTAGGTGGTGCACAAATTTAGGTAATTGCAATGCGATGAACTATAAGGTTTCAAGAAGAATTTATAACATATGATGTCAATGGAAGCTAATATGGATAATATGCAATTTGGTAAAAGGCGACTAATGCATTTTTAATTTAACGAAAATCTATAATACAAATTTTAATAGTATTAATAAAACAAACCTTTAAGTTAGTTTGAACTGTGTTTGATTTAAACCACTGAGAATTGGGTTTTAGGTTTCAATGTGATACAAAGTAGTAACAATTAATCATAGGTAATAACTTTCAATGACATAAATACGCAGAGTGTTACAGGTTTCATTTTAAAATTAAAACATAGATTATGGTACAATCAAAATAATCAATTAATTAAACTAGAAAATAACGCACAAATGGCTGCCAATTAAAAAACAAGAGAATATTTATTTAAATAATAGGAAATAGATTTGAAAGTTATATCTAATTTTGATGAGGATGTTTAAATATATATAAGTGAGTTTGATAATTACAAACATGACAACAATACATAGAATGATATAATATGGTAGTTCATAACATAGAAGCCAGAAAATGTTTACATTATGAATTAATAAATAACGAAAAGTCAAATAGATGAATTATAAAGTAATTAAAATTAATTGAGGTGCGTCATAATTAATGGAAATTTAAAATATAGTTATGATTTTAAGTATGTGGTAGGAAAGAAAAGTTTAATAAACTATAGTAGTTTATTTTACACAAACAACAAAGAAAATGTGGCACAAATGGGCGATAAATTGATATTTGATAAAAAAATAAAATATGGACTTTTACCCAATTTATTTTAACAATAACAAAATTTTAAAAATTAGAATGTTAAAACGGAATTCAAACAATTTAAAGATGCTAATGACTTAATGTCAAATATGGTTGTTGATGATACACTATTAAATTAAGTTTTAAAGTTTGTTTAAGTGGATAAAAACACATTGAATCAACTCTATTGGGCATGGCAACCATTGGATGATGCTGATGACTTAGTTTTAATTGAGACCGGATCAATTGGTGAAATGCATGTATATTATTATGTGTATAGAAATGATTAACGTTATGGTGTTTATAATTGTAAATCAAATTAAATTTTACGTTGTGAATTGGGTGGTTAAGGTGTAATTAAAAATTTATAATAACTAAAAATGAAAATCACAAACAATGACTACAATTTGTTCACATAAAACCATAGTCATTAAGTAATGGAAAAATTTTTATATGATGTTGATATATTCAATTAAATTGATGATAATGTGAGACCATAGTTCATAGAAAATTGTATAGAAGAGGACATAATGAGAAATGATGTGAATTTTGAGTTAATTAGTGAAACATTTTAAATGGGTGTGGAAAGAGGCGTACCAAATCAAGTGGGAATACAAACAATTCAATTGTTTAAAACATAAGATTTATTTGACAACTTGAATTTACAAGCTAAAGTCAATGAAGGTGAATTGAGATCACATGAAATCCCATAAAGAATGGGTAAACAAACAAAATATACTTTGACACAATACCCTGAAGTATCTAGACCAGTACTAACAAAAACATCTTATGCAGAATTACAATCAACAATATCTAGGTTATATACCATAGAAAAAGTAAGGAAAATACATTTGGACCACGATGTCATGATACAAACTATAAAAGAAGCGTATTTTGTTAAAAATTGTAACAATTAAATATTATATTATTAATAAAACCCAATTTTGATTGAACCTGAAAATGTTTAAAAATGGTTGTGTGAACATGATAATATTAAAATGAAGACTGCAGAACTTAAAAAATTGATGGACGATGAATTGACAAATAGGCCAATGAAAGAAATTAAAGTGCATTTAAAAACTGAATCTTTAACAAAATTTGATGATATAATTACAAGTTTTCAACAACAAAAAGCCAGAACAATAATGTGGCAACGTTATGCAGTTGCCGCTTTATTCAGTGGAGTTTTTATGGAAGCTAAAAGACGATTGAAAGAGTTACTTAGCGATACATTTAAGTATGCAGATGGCATGACACCATAAGAATTGGCATAAATTTTTGAACAAACTGAATAAGGTGTAATGTTCGAAAATGACTTATCCAAACAAGATAGATAGACTGATGAAGACATAATTGAAGTGGAAATGCGAATGTACCTTTTATTAGGTGTACCACAATAATTAATTAATATATGGAAGTCAGTACACAAAAATTGGAGATTCAAAGGTAAATACATGACAGGTGTTAGAGATGCAATGAGATTGACAGGCTAGGCTACTACGGCTGTCGGAAATTTGATTACAAACATGTAGGTACATGCAAAATTTGTTAAAAAGAATATGCATCTGTTATTAAGAGGTTTATTCTTAGGTGATGATATGTTAATGATTTTTAGAAGAAAACCAGACATTTTTGGTTTGAAATTGTAAATAGCAACAGAGTTCAATATGAATAGTAAGGAATTTGTAATAGAAAATGGTGGTTCGTTTTGTTCTATGATATGTTATAATAATCTGGATGGGAGATTAGGTATGGGACCCGATTACATCAGAATGTACCATAGATATCAAATAACCAATGGATGTCATGAAATAACCAAAGAAAATTTTGAGTCAAGAAGAATGTCTTACATGTCTTAAATAGGCAAAACTCCTGAAATATAATAAATCAACGAGGAAAAAGGTTTGAAATT